ACACTTCTGGTTCATTTGCAAGTGTCCTTGCTATAGAAATTCTCTGTGCTTCACCACCAGATAAGTCATCGACTTTTTTCTTACTATAACTTTTATCAAGCCCAACTATTCTTAAATAATATTCCACGTCAACGTCTCTCTTTCCTTTAAGCATAGGACCATATTTAATATTGTCTTCAACCGTACCCTCAAAAAGATATGGCTGCTGAAAAACCATCCCAATCTTTCGCCTAAGCTGTATTATGTCATAATTCTTTATATCGTTTCCGTCTATCAATATTTTGCCTTCAGTCGCGTCTATAAGCCTATTTATTAGTTTTATCAAAGTAGACTTACCAGCACCTGACGGCCCTATGATGGTGTATATATGACCCATATATATTTCCAGTGTTATATCTTCCAAAATTACATCATCAGAATCGCTAAAGCCTACATTTATAAACTTTATCTCCTTCATTTTCGCACCTCACAAAAAAATTACACATCATTTACTTCATAATAAATGATGCAGACTTTATAATCATCCTTTTTTAAATCTTCCTCATATTGTATATTATAATACATAGCGGAAATGTTTTCCATAAGGTAATTGCGATTCTCTCTCTGTATTTTATATGATATATTAGGATCATATACTTTCTTTTTACCTATGATATCCTGTTCTGATTTTTCAGGGAAAATAAGTATGTTATTCCTTTCTTTTAATCTATCCAAAGTCAATAAGATCGTATCAATGCAAAAAATCTGACGTGATTTGACACAAATATAAAAAAATAAAAGCCATGAAAGGCTTGATATCGCTTGATTAAATATGGAGGCGGCATCCAGATTCGAACTGGAGATAAAGGTTTTGCAGACCTCCCGAGCGAAATCCATGACAATCCTTCTTCATCTTTTATATCTTAAGAACTTAGTATTTATGCATATTATAAAAGATAAACTTAATTTGATGAAAGTATCGAAATATATAAAAAAGATTGTCTCGGATTGTCATAGGATTGTCATGAAAAAGCACCCATTTTAGAGCTTGATAGCAGTCGTATATAATTATGCCTAAAAACATAAAAATAGGTCCTAAACCGATCTTAACTTCGAACGTACTATTAAAAATATTGACTTTTTGTATATAAAATTCTATAATATTGATAGGAAAGATAAATAATATAGTATATAGCCCTGCAAATCCGAAGCCCTAAGTTCCTACTTAGGAGGTTGAGGTAGGAAATGTGGGGCTAAAATTTATTATCTATGTTTAACCTTACTTACATCTATTTCATATTGTGACGATATAAACTCCCAATGTCTATAAGGATGAAACCATTTGTTTTTTTCATCACCTTTATAACTTGTTGAAACGCCAATATTAAAGTTAGGATATATTTCTCTTATCAATGTATTAATATATTTGTATAATTTCTCTTTTGCTATAGTTTTTTTGCCTCTTTTACCCGTAACCGGATCTTTTCTTAAATGTTCATCATTTAATCTAAATTGTATAGAACCAAGAATTACATCCATTCCTTGCAATATAACATGTTTATGAGAATCAACTTCTGTAATATTTTCTTTTACTATATGTATTTTTCTTTCTTTAAAGCCATTATCAAATTGTAACCTATATATAAAATCCTTAAATGTTTCATTCCTTTCCGGAGTTTCTGGTAACTTATCGAAATAGATTATTAAATTTACTTCTTCATTAGTGTTATTACAATATTGCAACCCAAAGGCATTTTTAAAAAACTGATAATATAATAAATAAAATTCGTTTTCTTTTTGTTCTTGTGTTAAACCTATCGTCTTTTTATAATTATGTTTAAACATTATCCTAATTTTTATTTTATTTTCTTTAATAAGCTGGAAATAATACTTCATAAATTCTTTGTACTTACTTAAATATTGACTAGTAACTTTACTCCATTTAACTTCCCCTGTTAAATTTAATTCTTCCTTATATTTATTCAATTTTTCAACAATGTCATTAAAATATGCACCACTAACCAATGCTCCACCATAAAAATTACTATAAAATTCTCCTTCTTTTATTGATTCATCGCAATATATTATATAGGTTTTCATCCTTCTCCCTCATTTTAATTAGCTTAATTTTATTATAACTTTTAAATTGTTACATTTCAATAAAAAATAGGCCCCGAAGGGCCATTATGATCTCAAATATTTTTCATAGATTCTCTGCAGCAACACAGCTACATATCCACCATCACATTGCTTGCCTTCCACTGCATTCTGTTTCCAGTATTCTGGACTTGTAATTATACCAGCTTTTACAAAGGCATCTATAACAGTGTCCAATGGATTATTTTCCGTTTTCTGCTTTTTTAATCCCAAAGCCTGAACTATTCCATTGCATATCGACTGAGCTATTGCCTGTCTATTATTTTCTTCTCTTAGAAAGTTAGCATCCTTGACTGAGTCTATAAACAAATTTTCTACCAAAATTGCAGGCATTTTTGTTTCCCTGAGTACTGCCAAATTTTTCGTTTTTTCTCCGCGGTCAATGAAGTTATTTGACTCATATAAATTTGCAATTGTTCTATGAATGATAGCTTGTATAGAAGCCGTTTTATCACTTGCCGCAGGGTGACGGTAGCTCTCAACACCAGAACCACCTCCAGCATTAACATGTATGGAAATAAAAAAGTCCACATTTGCGGAATTAGCCATATTTGCACGCTGTAAAAGTCCTACATCAGCGTCACCTGTTCTTGTCAATATAGTATTTACTTCATAACTTTTGAGCAAGCTGTTTAGCTTTAAGCTAATATCCAATGTGAGATCTTTTTCTCGCAATCCATTTGCCACTGCTCCCGGATCTGTTCCCCCATGTCCTGGGTCAATGCATACTATCATTGTTCTACACCACCTTTACCTTGTAGGACCGCAACTGCTTTTTTGATTACCTCTGGAATAGGAACGCCACTTCTTCCTACATTTTCAATAATGCTTAGAAGCTCATTAGCTAAGTAGAAGAAGATTGTTGCATCCCTGAAAATATGGGCATTTCCCAAAGCCCTATCAACAAGATTTGCAACAGCAACAATTACAAATATTGCTACCTTTTTAGCAATACCTTTAAGACCAACATTGCTGCTAAGTTTTCCTTCAATCGCAGCAGCAATGACACCTGTAATGTAATCAAATATAACAAATGCAAGCAAAATTCCAAGCAAAGCGCTCCACCCCCCAAAAAGATAGGAGGCAAGAGCGCCTCCAAATGCTGTTATTGTTTTAAATATATTTTCATACTTCATTTTCACACTTCCTCTCTATTCTTGAAATACAAAATCGTATTGAATTTTCATAGTATTAGTTGATGTTTTGGTGACCGGTGACGCAAGCAATGTTCGTGCACCGTATAGAGCTTGGTTTAACTTATATATCTTTTGAGTATTAGCTCCTGCTAACCACAAATTCGTTCCATCCCATGCTAAACCATATGGCCAACTATCTGGACTTGAAAAGCTGCTTATGACTGCTCCTGTTGATGGGTTTAACTTATATATCTTTTGAGTATTAGCTCCTGCTAACCACAAATTCGTTCCATCCCATGCTAAACCACGTGGAGAACTATCCGGACTTGAAAAGCTGCTTATGATAGCTCCTGTTGATGGATTTATTTTATATATCTTTTGTTGATTACCTCCTGCTAACCACAAATTCGTTCCATCCCATGCTAAACCATATGGCCAACTATCTGGACTTGAAAAGCTGCTTATGACTGCTCCTGTTGATGGGTTTAACTTGTATATCTTTTGAGTGCTACGTCCTGCTAACCACAAATTTGTGCCATCCCATGCTAAACCATATGGCCAACTGTCTGGACTTGAAAAGCTGCTTATGACTGCTCCTGTTGATGGGTTTAACTTATATATCTTTTGAGTATTATATCCTGCTAACCACAAATTTGTGCCATCCCACGCCAAACCATATGGAGCACTATCTGGACTTGAAAAGCTATACCACGCAAATTGTAATGGATTCGAATATGCCCATATAATAGTTTGAAATGTTCCATTTGCAGCACTAGTTGGCCAATCAAATACAAAATGCATTCTCATATATCTATTAAAATTGAAATTACTTTCTGTAACATTTAGACTACCTCTCAATGTGTCTGAACCTGCATATGCTGTTTGGTCTGCCCAACCTATTAGATTACCTGTTTCCGGATATAAGTCATCTGATTCAATTTGTGATGATGAATAAAGCTGGATTTGATTAAATACATTGCTAAAACTTGGCTTTGAAGCCGAAGAGTTTTGTATAATTCTATCTTGTATTGCCCATCTTAAAAAATTATATCCTATGCTTGTAATAAGGTTTTCTGTCTTCGCCTCAAGAACTTTCTTTTTTGTCGCTGCGTCAAACAATTCAACAGTTACAAGCCCTCGAATTTTTGAAAATTTTTCTTTAAAAGATACAACTTCAATGTTTTTCCTATAATCTTTCACATAACTTTTAGATAGCAATTTAGCACCTCCTAACTAAGTGTAACAATTGCACTTGTTGCAATTTGTTCTAGTTTTATGACTTCCTCATTGCCTATTGTAATAGGTAATTGTGTTTCAGCCGAAGCTACCATATTAAGCTGTAATACTTTAACATCAATGTTTTCCTCCCAGTTGACTCTTGGAGCTTCAGAGCCAACTCCACCAAGCAAGTTTGTGGCATAAACATAGAATTGCAAATGTTGTGCTGCTATTGTAAATGTTCCAGTGCTTGTATACATCTGCACATCCAGCATTGCAGATCCTTGTTGTATTTGTGCTAAAACAAATGGTACTCCTATAGTGTTATATCCTGCTTGACACTGTTGCTGTATCGTAGGTCCTATTTGCGTACCTGCAAGGAAGAATTTGACCGTCAGAACCAATGCTGCACTTGCTTGCCCTACTATCATCAATCCTATTTGTGCATTCGTGCTTGAAAAATTTGTAATCGACAGAGAAATTGGATATTGCTGCGTTGTTGTAATAGTTAATGCATCATTATTCGTTGCAAATAACATACTTGGTTGTGCTGCAGCAATGTCTGATGATATAGATTGTTCTTCAGTATCCTGTAGCCCTGGAATAATATAACTTAACTCTACTTCATTTTTCCAAGGCTCTTTAGGATACCGTTTTATTCGCAATATTCTTGTCGTAACATCAATCTTTAGTTCGCTATCATACACTCTAACCGTGTCACCGATATAAAATTTGTCCTCGCTTAAACCTGTTATCGAAGATAAGTCAAGAACACTACATTCATAACTGATAATCGGTTGTGATAATTCAGCTAACTTCTTTTTTGCAGCATCCAACAAATTTTGAGTGAGCAGGAATCTATCATCTTGCCAGATGTACTCTTTCCGGTATTTTTGCTTTGCTTCTGTGAGAGTCAAACCTTGCGATGTATACCAGCAATAATCTTCTAAATATTCTTTTCCATCATTAAAATCCGCAATGCTAAGACCATTCTTTCCATACGCATATAACACCGTTGCTTCAGGTGGCTTTACAGTTCGCTTTATTGATTTTAGATTCTTCTTATATCGAAATCCTGCACCTCTATTGCTACCTATCTGCTGCAGCATGTTTATTTTTCTGTTTATACTATCCCACTGTATCTCTAATCCTACTATTTTTGCCCATTGCCTGACTAACCAAAGGACAGTTTTATCCACTTCTTTCAAGCTATATATATTATCAGCATCTGCTTCTATCGTTCCGACTGTCCATCTTGTACCAGTTAGCAACTGCTTTAATCCATCTATAGCGCTTTTTCTATCAATAAGAAACTCGCCTTGTTTCGTTGAATTAAGCAATTCAATATAGGCGAGTTCACATGATACATCTATGATTTCTTTGCCGCTGTCATCTCTACCGTCTATAATTTGTGTTATTATATAGCGTTTGTTTTCATAAATAATTTCCTCGTCATGCTTAATATATTGTGCTTTTGAGTCATTATATGGTATCGAAAATGTCAGTATTTCAGCATCATTTAATTTTTCTTCAACAACTATATCATATGCATTCTCTAATATTGCTACCAGATTACCATGCAGATCATAAAGCCTTATATAATCCTTCAATCACCTCACCGCCTTTAAGACTTCAGGACCGCTCCTAATGAAAATGTAAAAGAAGGTGTATCTCCAGCAATCGTATAGAATGCTGCTATTTGAGATCCTAGTAAACCTGATACAGCTTTCATTTCAGACGTAATTCCTGTTGCCTGCGTAAAAGATGCCAAGTCAAACCATTTGCCGCTAACTGGATCTTTTGTTTTGATTTTTACATCAAGCGTTGGCGTTGTACCAGATGCAGCTGTTACATCCAAGAAGAATACTGCTTCTTTGAACTTTTTAACATCCACAGGTATTGCGCTTGTATCGCCGGATGCAGTTCTCGCTGCAGATGCAAGCATAGTGACTTCCTGAGCAGTTTGTACAAGTTGAACCTGAACTACACCATTTGTATCTGTTTTTATTCGCTGTGCATTAGTGCCATCACTACCAGCTATCAATATTGCCTTAGCCGGATGTGCACTTCCCGGAGTTGCATCTGCAGGTGTCGAAGCCACATCCACATCGCCGATGTTGTTGTTGCCAGCTGGTATTGATGGTAGCTGAGCTACATTTATAGAACCTATATTATTTGTGCCAGCAGGCAGAGATTCGGAAATTGCAGTTTTTAAATTACCATTTCCGCTTAGAGCTGCCGGCAATCCGCCACCTAACAATGTTCTTAAACGCTTTACTATAGCAATAATGGTCCCGTTTCCTGTGGCTTCGGCATCTGTCGTTGTACCTAACGTTGCTATAGCTCCATCTTTTGCCTTAGTTTGCATATACCAATCTGTGCCGTCATAGTAGCTACTGGTCAACTTATTATCAAGATCTGTATTGAGCCTTGCATTTTGCTGTGCCATTATATCCACCTCTCTTTAAACTGTATTTTTATATCTGCATTTACTCCATTATCGCATCCAAATATAAGCGAATTAGGTCCAGGTTGTAACGTTGGAAATTCTCCATCTATAAGAGCTAATATGCTATCCTCTGCTGGATCATATCCACCGGTTGTTGCTATATCTCTATCCATACCCTTGTAAACTGTGAAATTTTCACTGTTTATATCAATCTGACTGTTATTTGTTATGGTTCCGTTATACAAGAATATCGTATCATTAATTGTTAATTTGGGATTCTTTATATCTCCCCAAGCAGCTATTATTGATATAACAGAATTTGTTTCTGCAGTGCCATTATTATATATACCTTGTGTTGCACCAGGTTGAACTGTATATTTTTGTGTTATATCATTCAAAGAATATGCAAATGGATCGCAAATAAATTCAATTGTAAACTCACCTAAATAAAAGAAATCTCGCTGTATTTGAATATTATTGGCCACTTTAGCCATGTAATATTTATCCATTTCATCACTTAATATTAATTGCACTTTGTCATTTGTCTTAAGCCATGCTGCAACTGCTCGAAATTTTGCCATAAATTCATCTTTATTTAATACTGGTAGATCACAATCAATAGAAATTTTTCTGTCGCCAAAGGGTTGTGGAAATAAATAAGAACCTGCTCTACCTGATATTTTCTCATACTGATCCTGTATTTCAGGAAATATATTTCTATTTATTTTTACCACATTTACTCCCAAATCTTTACTTGATAGCCCATTATATATAAAGTAACTCATTATCTCACACCCTTTGCGCGATTAGATGATTGTATAAGATTGTTTAGTTGTCTTGATATATTGTAGATATCACTATCATTTCTTACAACTAAATTCTCTACTGTTATAAGAGACCCAAACTGCATCTGTGGAAATAATATATCCTTTAATGCGCTCGCTAGTTCTCTATAATTTATTCCTGTATTAACATTAGTTGATAAATTATTACTTATATCCGAATTTACTTGCTCATTCAACCCTTGCATTGCTTTATTTACCATTTTGCTGCTGTCTGCGATACCTTCCGCCATGCCCGCACCAATCTGTAAGCCTACTTCATCTCTAAACAATTTAGATGGTGAATGAATACCAAGAGCATTTTTAGCTGCATTGAGAGCATTTTTAGCTGCTCTAACTACTCCTTCTGCAAGACTAACTGCTGCATCTGCTACACCATTTGCAATCCCTCGTATAAGATCTATACCCAGCTGTGCCCAGTTTATTTTTGCAAAACCTTTAACCATTGCAATAAATATTTGTGGAATAACCGCAACAACTTCTGGTATATTTTGCACTATCCCTAACGCCAAAGCGACCATGATTTGTAATGCAGCCGATATTAACATAGGCAAATTCTGTATTATTACTGATACAATCGTTGTAACAATTGTTGGAATATAACTAATTAGTTGAGGGATAGCCCGCGCTAAACCATTTATTAATGCCTGTAATAATTGAATGCCTGACTCTATTATTTTAGGCAAATTAGTTAATATGGTTTTTAAAATAGCATCAATAACTTTTGGCAATGCGGCCACCAAAGCAGGAATTGTGTCAATTATGCCATTTATTAAAGCCGTCAATATTTCAGTGCCTAAATCAATTATTGTTGATAAGTTTGAATAAATTGCATCATAGAATGATTCAATTATTTTCGGTATAGCATCAACAAGTTTTGGTAAAGCCTTCATTAACCCTTTTACTAATGCAAGTATCATCTGTAATGCTGCTTCAATAAGCTTTGGTAACGCTGGAATAATGCCGTTTACCAAAGCTAATATAATTTGTAACGCCACAGGAACTAATTGTGGCAATGCTTGCGTTATGCCATTTATAAGAGCCATTACTATTCCAACCGCTGCTTGTATCAAATTAGGTAATGCCTGGGATATCCCAGTAACTAACATTGTAATTGCTTGAACTGCTGCTTCTATTAATTGTGGTCCACTTGAGCTTATTACTTGAATTAAAGAATTTAATAGCTGCATAGTCGCATCAATTAAAGGAGGTAAAACTGTCGGAATTGCTGTAACAATTGCATTTGCAATGCCTGTGAGTATTGTCGGTATTACCGTTAATATCTGTGGCAAAAATCCCAAAACCTGATTTATTATTGAGTTCAATCCTTCCGAAATTGCTGTTCCTACCTGCGACCAATCGCCAGTTTTTAATGCTTGCCCTACAGCAGCAGTTACATTCTGTACATTATTTACAAGCGATTGTAATGCAGGCAATACAGCTGACGCTATGTTGCCTCCTAACCCTTGCAATGACATTTTTAAAGCAGATATACTATCTCCAAAAGCATCTAATGCAGATATTTGCTCGCCAGACAGAACTGCACCATTCTTTTCTGCCTCTTGTGTTAATCGATTTAACTCATCACCGCCAGCTTTAATGAGCGGATTTAGTTCCATAGCTGACTTTCCAAAAATCTGCATCGCTAAAGCGTCGCGTTCTGTTTCATTTGATATGCCATTAAGTGCATTTAATGCTTCACTAAAAACGATTTTGCTATCTCTAAGCTGCCCATTTGAATCTGTTACACTTATGCCTAAAGCCTTAAATGCTGCGGCTTGTGCTCCAGTTCCATCTTTTGCTGCGGCCATACTTTTTGTTAATTTCGCTTGTGCACCTGCAATTGTGTCAAAACTAACTCCCAAATTATCTCCAGCATATCTTAATTCTTGTACCCTTTCAGCTGTAAGGCCTGTAACATCTGATGCCTTTTGTATCTCATCTGCATAGTCAGCAGCGGATGTTGCCATTTTCCACACTCCTGTAGCTGCCCCCACCGCTGCTGTACCAACTGCTGCTATTCCCGCGATCGCCGCTTTACCGATTGTAGCACCAATTTTGCCTAAGCCATCTCCTAATTTGCTTAACACGCCATCAAATTTACTTGCCTTAGATGATTCTTGCTCCATCTCATTGCCAAAACTATTTAATTTAGCAGTACAATCGGTCAATTCTTTTTGGTTCTTATTTAAAGATTCAGTTTCTTTGTTTATTCTTATTTGCAAATCCTGAGCGGCTTTGCTATCTTCTCCCTTTTCTGCTGCTATTCGTTTATATTCATTTGTTAATGCTTCAACTTTTTGGCGCTGCAATTCAGTTATTTCATTTAAAGCTTTTATCCTTGCTTGCAAACCTTCTGCATTGCTGCCCCAGTCATCCATTCCTGCTGCTGCAGCCTTAAACCCTGTATCTATCACTCGAATTTGTCTGTTTAATTCAGCTATATTGGCTTTAAAATCAGTTATATCCAATGATACTTTTCCGCCAATATCGTTCTCATTTCCCGCTGCCATAATTTCACCACCTTATAGCCATGACGGCGGTTTCGTCGCTCTTATATATGTCTTACCATTCCTAATTCGTATATTGTCATTCTTTTTAGGCTTATAAAATAAAAAATCCATCAATGTTTCAAGGCTGGTATCATCAATGTCCTTCAATGTCCAACCAAAATTCTTGACCAATAAATGATATAGACTATTCAAAGTATCTTCTATTTCAACATCTTCACTATCATTTTGGGACGTTTCTACGTCCCCTTTTAGTTTTTTTGGATCACGCCTGACACTGCCAAAATTATTTTATTGATTTCAATATTTATTTCTTCATCACTTAAATTTTTCTGCAATTCATCTATTGTAAATTGATTGCCGTATACCTCACATATTAGAGCTGCCTTTCTATCATTTAGTTCTGCCATCTTGTCTAAAAGTTCTTCAATTGTATCTAAATTTTCTAAGTCATTTTGTATTTCCTTGCCTATTTTGGCCAACTCCAACGATTCCTTTTGTATCTTTAAAGCCTCTTTACTCAAAAATGCTGTTACTTTTATCGTTGAATATGTTTTATCGCCTAATTTCAATGTAAGTGCTTTCATATTATCCCTCCATAAAAATTATAGGGAGGGCTTAACCTCCCTGTTATGCTGCTGTAGTAAAATCTATTGCTGTTGCTGCCAATGCCTGTCCGTAAGCATCTACTACACCTGCTATAGATACAATATACTTTGTCGTAGCCGAAAGTGCTGCTGTAGGTGTAATTGTAAGTATCTGCTTTGTAACATCAAACGATTTTGTAACTGCTACAATATTTCCATTTGTTGAATTTATAAGTGTAACTGCTTCAGATTCTATCGGATTGCTAAATGTAAGAATGATAGGTGCTGTACTGCTTACATCAACTGCTCCATCAGTTGGCGTACTGCTTACTAATGTTATAGCTGCTGGCGAACCTGCTTTGTCGGGTGTCTGTACTTGTGAGAACCATCCAGTCGGATCGAATGCTGGATCTGATGTGTCTGCGAATATTCTTTTTATTGATTGCAATTTCCCATCTATGGTCCATTGATGTTTTGTTGATACTGCTGTATAAGTAAGTTCATAAGTCTTTTCATCAACTTTATCGGATTTTGTCACTGAATCTTCTGCACCACCGTAAATTGTGCCTTTTAAGAACCAATAATATCTATAACCATCAGCACCCATATTGAACCTAAACCCAAGCGCAATATCAGGTGGATTAGCTTCTCCTGTATCATATACCCTGCCGGAAACCTGGTCATACTTTTTACCTTGAAGTATTGCCAATTTTTGAGCCGGTATATTCTGTACAGTAATTTTTAGTTCTGTTGCAGCTTCTGTCACATAATTATTTGCTGCTTTGTTATCATAATAAGTTGTTTTACTGTCTATTTTGGCTTCTGCTGATATTTCCGCAACCGGTGCCAAATATTGTGGTGTTCCTGCTATATATCCATTGTCATCATCTTGTGTTACTAGTGCAAAATATAAGTTATCAACGCCTACAAATTCACCGTATTCATTAGCCATCTTTTATTCCTCCTTGTAAAAAATATAATCTGACGTATAACCATAATGCCCTGTATTCGAATTAAAAGGCAAATCTCTGCCTGATATACGTAAAAAACCTGCTGGAAGCATTGCCGACTTAAAAATATTGTCAGCATTCTGCTTTATAGCAGGTTTCTTTGAATATAACGCAAGCTGTATTCTTGTTGTAGTATTCGCTATTTTATTGTCATAATGTGTGTCATTTGTCTCATTTATGATTTGATATGTTATGAATGTTTCAGGCAACATTTCTGTATTTCCAAATGTGCCTTGTTCTCTTACAGGGTAGCCCAAAGATATCAATGTATTATAAATTAACTCATAAATGTTACTCATCAGGCATCCCTGCCTTTTTTAATATATCTCTCTGTATTTTTTTAACTTTGCTTTTGTTATTTGTGAAAGCATTTCTTATCCCCGGATCTGCAGCATTATGTGGAGACCCATATTCAACAAATACAGCGTGCCAAGCATTTTCGCTTTTATCCGTATTTATGCCAACATCTACGTAAAAATAATTGCCCTCTTGCTTTACCTCTGAAAGGTCGACACCTTTTAAAGTAGCTCCTGTGAATTTATGCTTTTCTGCCCACGCTTTTATATCCTCATATACTGGTTTTGCACTTTCAGCAATAGCCTCTGATACAGATTCTTCAACATTGCCTCCAACTTCTTGTATCTTTTTTAGATATTCTTCTATGCCTGAAAATTTTAAACTTATAGTTCTATTTTTTGTTAAATTAGATGGCGTTGACATTAAGCATTCACCACTCTTTGCACTTTGAGAATCATGTATTGATTCCTCATTTCGACATTCTCAATGTTAATTATCTCGTATACCTTGCTTGGGTCGTCATCTAATAATACTCTATCTCGTTCTGATATATCAGGTCTATACCACATCGTTAATTCAGCCGTATCGAATACAATTAGAGAACCTGATTCTGTCGATTCTGTGCCACCTTTGCTTTTCCAGTTGCAAAAATCAAGTGATGGATCTGCATCGATATAGTCTATGTCAGGAGCTCCATTGACAATTGTCTGTTTCCGATTTTGTATATGAATTATTGTATTAAAAATTAACGTACTCGGTTTATACAGGTGCACCACCTCCAGCATGTATGTATAGATTTTTCAAGCGATACCGCAAATGCTCCGGCATGCCTGCATCACTGTCTTTACTCAAAAATCTCCAGACTGCATAATCTACAACAAACATAAGATGGTATGAATTACTTCCATCGAGTGCTATTCCTTTTTCTTCGGTCAATTCGGTTATGATTCCCTCAATTAATTTTGTTAAATATATATCTCTAATGGAAGTATTCATACCTAAATTTGCTTTTACAAGTTGGAGGATTAAACCTATATCCACTTTACTTCCTCCTATTTAAATATATTATGCATTAGCAATATCAGCATCAAAGGTTATTGTTGTAGTTGGAGCAACATTATTTATATTCACTATCACAAAGCCTGCACCAATTGCTGGAGCACCATCATAACGGGCTGTGCCTTTGAATACTGTCTGGTCCTCTATAAATCTTACCTGGTCTGATACTGCGAGCTGTGCACCTGCTCTTTCTGCCAATAGATAGAGGGAACCGTAGCCACCTATAATATCACCGTCAGGTATAAATGGCAATTCAACGATATCTCCGCCTTCGACCGGCATTGTATTATTTTGTCCCGCGACAATTGCACCGGCAGCATTAAATGTAACAGCCTTTGATATCAATGTCATTCTTGTCTTTCTATTCATAGCCCAGAAAGTTCCACCAGTTGCATAATTAGGTTGTGCTGCACCCAGTGCAAGCATTAATGCAGAGAAGAATTTTGCATCGCTTAATGTTCCATCTAATTTAAGCAGATTTGTCGTGGTTAAATTCTCCCATGCAGGTGCATTTGCTCCCCAGTCGGCAGGCTGTTGGGTTTGTGCAAGTCTCGTCGCAATGCCTAGAGGCATCTTTGTGCCAGTACCATATAATATAGCTTTATCAACTGCGAGACCTATAGCCTGTCCAAGTGCATCCATTATCTCATTTGCAAGGTTCAAGTCACTATCTTCCAATATTGAATTAGGCACTGGAATAAATCCACCAACCTTATAGCCGTCAACCTCAATCTGATTGAATTTAAGAGCTAACTCATTGAGCTTTCCGACTGATTCTGTCCATATACCTTCAGGGATGGTTCCGGCAATATTTTGTCTCGCTTTACCTGCTACTGATTTTAAGTTTACTCTCGTTATTAACTTGCTGTATCTATAAAGATTGTCTCTTAAGAGGTCCAACATAACATCAGGTATTGTCAGCTCTGCGCCAGTTACGGACCTTTTCTGTCCTATCAGTTCTCTTGTTCGTATCAAGAATTCTTTTACCTCATCTTTTGCAATCAAAGCATTGACCACTTCTCTTGTCATTCCATTGAAAAATTTCCCTGTTCTCATTCTTACCTCTCCTTCAACCATATTTTTATTTCTGTCATTCGCTTTGCTTTCAGAATTGTTTTTAGGTTCTTTGCTGTTCAGTTCTTCAAGCTGTCCTTCAAGTTCTGCAATCTCGCCTTCAAGTTTGCTTTTATTTTCCTCAAAGTCAGCTTTATCTTTGTCAAGTTTTTCAGTCTCCTCTTCTATTGCCGCTATTTCTTCATCTGTTTTTGCCTCATCAATAGCTTTTTCCAATTCGGAAGCTCTCTTATTGAGATCTTCCTCAGTTTTTAGAAGTTCCGCCAAAGCTGCTTTTCTCTGCTCAATTTTTTTGTTCAACATTATCTGTTTTAATGCCATAATTTCTCAACCTCTCTTTTAATTTTTTCTTTCTAATTTCAATTTGTTTTTGTTTATACTGTTCAATTTCTCTATGTCGAGCCTGCACACCTGTTTCTTCATATGCAGGAAATGTGCAAACAGATACCTCATGTAAGTCAATCGCTCTTAATGTCGTATGCAAAGTTCCGTCTTGGCGCCACTCATCTTCCTCATCTAATACATTAAAGCCAAAACTACATTGTGATACATCACCACGCTTTACTCTTTCATATAAATTCATAGCATCACTATCATTTTGGTTAATTTTTATACTGCCCCAAAGCCCATGTCCATCGCTTTTTAATTCAAGCGTTCCGGCTTTATTTCTGCCAAGCACAAGAGTTGTGTCATGATTTATCAACGCCCTTATGTCATTTCCAAGTGTATTATTTACAGCTTCTGGAGCAACCTTCTCAAAATAACCGGGCCATAGTTCCGTTTCTTGATTGTAGACAATGAAATAACCTTCAATATATTTATCGCTGTCGCCTTCTGCTCTAACCTTTAATTTTGCTAAATCGGACTGTAAACTTCTTGTCTGAAATATTGTTTTATCCATTATCATCACCTCCATTTCCCTTAAGCTTTTTCTGTTCTCCAATCATTCCAGCCGGAATGTAATTCTCTAAGATCACCCTTTCGTCAAGCCCGTCAAGTGGCGACATGCCAAGCCAATCCCTTACCTCATTGCCTGTCATAATGCCTCTCACATACATATTGGATCCCACATTTGATAGCTCTGTAATGTCATAAGCATATAAACTGCGCGGATTGAATTTGAAATACAAGTCAGGACTGTAAAGTAGCTTTCTTGTCAGTTCCTGTTCTATTCCTTTGGCTATCGGAAGAATAGTTGCGTTTATGAATGTATTGTACTCGTCTTTATTGAAATCTCCTACACCCAAGAAAAAAGCAGGCACACCAAATATACCTGCAACTGTCCTTTTATCAATTTGTACCGCGTCATTTATTGCGAGATCTTGCAATGATAATGGTTTTATTGTGTCGACTTTTATAAGATCCGCTGGAATTATCCAAGGTTTACCTTCCTCTGTTTCGTCAATATACTTTTCGAGTATCGCCTCTCTGCCTTCCTTACTGGAAAGTTCTTCTGTCATAGCATCAACTGATACAATTACTGAAGGTCTCCATTTATCAGACATAAAATGCTTTTTAGTTACTATGGCTTGTTCAAGATTATTAATAATGTCTTTAAGCACCACTCTATAACCAGTACCCATATATGGTTTTTCTGGATCAGGATTGATGATAAAATGAAGAACCTCATCGTAGTTATAAATTTTATTATTATAAATTATTTTATAAGCTGTATCGGTTTCTAAAAACGATACCTCGGAAGGTTTCAAAGGAATTAATTCATCTATCAATCCATCCTGTGTTATTTTTGGATATACAATACTATTTCCTTTACCATCTAGAAGCATGGTATAAACTATATTGTACATCCATGCCTTACGCGTCATAAGGCTATATGGATTTATATCTATCTTCCTAGATAATTCATTTTTGATTCTTATATCTCCATTTTCTGTATTTTGCATTAGATATATTGTCATAGAAGATATAAGCTCCGCGATTTTGTGTGCCGCTATTTTTACCTCCGGATTGTCAGATAACCTTGTATAACCGGGAATACATAATGTATCATATGCGCCATCTGTTATAAACCATCCTATTAAAGGATCAGCCCTTGTTTTCGTCTTTCTATGTTTTATAAATTTTAAAAAATTCAACTACCTCACCGCCCTTCATTAGCTTTTGAGCCATCTTTCAGCATAAGTTTTCTTTTCTAAGTTCTCAAGTTTCCTTACACACGCAAAAACAGCGGCATCAAATATATCAATGCGCTGTATTCCTCCATCTCCATCGATTTTTTCGTATTGAATCATATCGTCTGTTTTTTCTATGGCTCTCACATTCTGAACACAATATTCAAAGGCCTCTGAATGAAGATAATAAAAGTCGCCGTTTTTAACTTTCGCTTCTATGTGCCTGAAACCTTCGCTCTTTTTATAGAAATATTGCGGCTGGTCCACAATATTAAATCCCGCTGTTTTCATGCCGACAAAATATTCTCTGCAAAATTTTCTATCATGGCCAATCTGTTTAATTTTAAATCCCATTTTTCGCATTTTGATAAACCAATTAACTACATCTGCATGATTTACAGTTGGGTTATTGCACATATCAAGCCAACCATCATCTTTCCAGCCGAATAGAGGTATATTATCTTCATCAGCTTTTCTTTGTGCCATTACTATCGGAAACCATGCATGAGTAATAACAATATCGACATCATGCATTTTACCGTTTTTATCTTTATATGCGTTATAATATGTCCCATACAGTGCCGCGGCGGTCAGATCATGCAGCTTTGACAAGTCAGCGCCACCAAACCATTCAATAGGCAATTTAACTAATTCCTCAATGGTCCAATCATATTTTTTGTCACTATTTCTAAATTCATCTATATTGAAATAGGCTTTCATAGAAGCTGTATAAATGTTTAATGACTTCGCAAGAAAATCTTTCCTTTGCTGTGGATCATTCTGAGCCTGTAGAGCGTCATTCATCATATCCTCCGGTCTTATGGTTACTCTATAATTAGGATTAGCCTTCTCATGTTCTATCGGGTTCGTATAATCTACATCTCCATTCTCATCTTCATCTGCTTTTGTAATAAATACAAAATATGCCTCATCTTTAATAGTCCCATTTAATATCTTTTGGCAATATTTCAATCTATTATAGCAGAATGAATTCATATTATCTCCCGCCGTCGTAATACCTATCATCAACTTATTCGTATAAGCTTTCATAGCTTCTTTTATGATATTATATTGTTTCGGCGTTTTATAAGCATGGATCTCATCTGCTATGCCAACATTGCAATTCAAACTATCTTGTTTATCAGGATTAGCAGCCAAAGCTTTAATATATATAAAGCCGTCACTTAATTCGCCACTTATGCTATGTTCCTGATTATTGTCAAGAATTCTAAAATTACCATCTTCACCCATCTGTTTTAGGTTGAAAAGTATAAAATTAAAAGATTGCAATGATTGATCTAGCACTGCGCTTGTAATATATATTTTACTTCCTGACCTTCGCTCTAATAATGCCAAAGCCCAAGATAAAGCAGCAACAAATCTTGTCTTCCCATTTTTTCGAGGTATAAAAATAAACGCTTCTTTAAAGCGCCTTATTTTTGTCCCTTTATTATAAAATCCTAATAAATTATAAACAATAAATTTTTGCCAAGTCTCCAATAAAAAAGGCTCACCTCGTAGCGGTGTGCCATCTAATTTTTCCCCCTGATCATGGACAAATGTTTTTTCAATAATTTGTATTACAAATTCGGCATCTTTCGGGTTAAAATCATAATTAGAATTTTTAAGATCTTTTAAAAATCTATTACAGGTTTGAATTAATTCTTTACAAGCAACTTTCTTACCTGCAACTATGCTCTTTGCATATTCTATTACAGTATCATAGTTTTTATATTTAGTCATTTCAACTCACTCAAAACTGAAGCCAGTTTTGATTTATTGCCCTTTTCAGTAGTTACAGTTTCAATTGATTTCGGATTGAGGCATAGTCTATCAGAGTATGCCAAAATATCTTTTCTCAATGATTCTAATGTTGCAACAATCGGAGATTTTTTTGTACCTCCCTGGTCCGTTTCTACCTCATATTGATACCCACCTTTTTCAAATTCATTATTCAAAGTTAAATATTGATAAACTAGTTCGGAATATATCTCAATTAGGCGATTATACTGCGGTTTATGGACTCCGAGTGTTTTCATATCTTCTATTGTTCTTCTCTTAATTGTTTCCTTTGAAGGTACCTTCGCCATGCCTCTCACCTCCTGAAAAAATTTTTTCAATGGTCGCTCTATTGGAAAGAGTTCCCCGTGCCGGTACCCAAAGATATTTTATTTTGTTGTCAATGTGGGGGGGATTACTTTCTTCATCGTTGTCAAATCTTATTATCATTTCTCTGAATATTTTTCTATCCAATCCAAACCAATTTTACCCATCTTCTTAACCCATGCAAGTCCGAATGAAGTAAGTTTATCACTATCTCTATCATGCATTTTATTATGGCACTTTTCACATAAACTAATTAAGTTTATATCTGCTAAGGCTAATGCAATATTATATATTAAGCACCATGTAAGAGGTATAATATGATGTACCGTCGTCGCTTGTGTTGTCTTCCCATACCTCTTGCATTCTTGACATAAATACTCATCTCTCTTTAATATTATCTCTCTCTTATGCTTCCATTTTGCACTCTTATAAAAATTATGTTCCATCATTATCGCCTACTTTTGCCAAATTAAAAAAGAGCCTTGTCAAAGCTCTTTATACTTTCCATTTATGTCCGCAATTCATGCATACTGCCAATGTAGTTGCTTTTAAAGTACCTTTTCTTTTCGGTACTAATAACCATAACCCTGCTGTACATAATATTAAAAGCCATCTACCTAAAGTTCTTAGAATGCTTACATCCTTAACTTTTGAACTTCCTTGTACTACTTGAATATTTTCTGAACCACATTTTTTACATACCATATTAACCTCCCCTTTTCTCTCATAATTTACAATATAATAATATATTCTATATTTTTCTGATTTTTCCTGCACCTAATTCAAAAAATTTTATATAGAAAGAGCCCATTAGAGTTCTTAATCTTCAATATCAAATAATCCTTCTAAATTTTTAAAAAATTTTACGCTCAGGAAGGGGATACCTGAGCTAAAACATAAAATCAAAATTATCTTTTCTACATTATAACACATTCAAGAGTGACATTGGGTGACATCTTTTAATCATTGAAATATTCATTTATGATTTTTTTATTAATTCTTTTTAAATGTCTGATACTATAATTCATTATTCCACTTATTTCAAACCAACTTTTGTTTTCTAGATAGCGCAATCGTATAAGATATCTCTCACGCGGTTCCAACGCTTTTATTACCTCTTCTATTTCTGCAAGAATTCTGTAACTTTCTCCTAATCTTTTGTTTATTTTTTCTTCAAGCATGACTTTTTTGGTTATTAAATCACCAAGTTTATCTTTTGTACCACCTTTCGTGTAATTAATTGTGTAACGCATTGTAATATGTTGTAGCTCCGTATCTATTTCTAAAAGTTTTTCTTCTAATCTTTCTACTTCCTTCTTAAGCCAGTAATATTTCCTCAAATCTTCAAGTTTAGCCAATTATATCTCCTCCTAAGGAGCTAAGTTATCTTTTAAAGCAAAATATATTTAAAAACATCTCATGCTCTGTGTCATTGCTAAATATACTTTTTACTGCAATATAGACCTCAATTTTGTTTTTATATCATCATCTAGCAGCTCCTCTATTGGAACATACAACCTTAACCCCCTTAACTCCTTCTCATATATCTTCATAGCCTGTCTCACATAGAAATTAAAAAGAACTGTATTCCCGTTTAAGTATGTACTATTGCTCTACTACAATATTTCAAAACATCAGGGCTCATTATGCTCATCTCCTCTTTCCTTTAGCCATATCCCACTTTCCCACTCTCTATAAAGTTCTATCCAATCTTCCAATCTCATCGTCACAAGCCAATCTTCTCTATTTCTGCGCCAAAATACAGCTGGCTTCTCACATTCTTTCGCATCCTTTATAGCTTGTTTTATAGCATCATAAACATTTAGACGTTCTGCTCTTTTGCACTCTATGTGAATGTATTGCAGTCCAATAACATCTTTTCCCTCTATACCGTTATATTGCTGACCTCTTCTTGCTTCATATCCATAATCTCTTAAAATTCTTGCCAGTTCCAATTCACCTACTTTGCCTTTTCTTTTACTGTTCATTCCTTATTTCACCACTTTCAACAACATTTTGTCATCAAATATACTAATTTGTTTTATCTGTTGTATGAAATATTTTACATCTTCACTATACAATCCGTACCTTTTAATGACTTGAGCAAAATCCTCAAGATCGTGTGCAATAATATATCTTTTTGTCTGACCATCCTCATTTTTTTCGACACCGCAATGACTTAGCTCGTGATCTATAACCGCTCTAATCACATTTTCAGGCAACATCAATAACACACCAGCAAGAGTGATTATAAAAGTGTATCCTGTTAAAAGCATCTCTTTTTCTGAACATTTATGTGCATTCCCTAACACGTCCTTGCCGTTCTTTGTCCATGCACCATATTTTATGACATATGCTATTCTTTCATTTTTTAGTCGTGGATGATATTGGCCAATAATTTCATTTGCCAAGTCTATAATCTTTTTCGATGCCAATTCATAATTGACAGACATATCAATTCTCCTCCCCTTCTATTTCATATATATTTTTATATTTCTTATACAACTTCATTTTTCTTCGCTTCTTTCAACAGCAATCTCAGTCTCGCCTTTTCGGCTTGTAATTGATAAAATATCACTTTCTCGGCGTCTATATCAGCAATTTTTAATTGCTCTTCCAAATTCTTTATTCTCTTTAAAGTTTCTCTTATAAGCCCATCATAGTAATACATTATTCTCTCTCCTCTAATAGAGCCTTTATAGCGTGTTGCTGCACTATTTGTTGTATCTCATTTTTCAAGTCAATTGGCAATAAAGCCTCTTTCCTCTGCCGTTCCTCTAACTGCTCATACATCATACGGAATTGACCACGTATAACATCAAGCTGTTCAGATAGGCATATATCTCTCCATCCTATGAATTGCACTACATTTTTTGTTTTTTCGCTCATACTTGCCAGTGCTTCCGCTTCACGATAGTAACCGTATTTTCTAATAGCAGACATAACTTCACCCCATGCTTCTGCAGCTGTTAATTGCTCTGTTTTTGGAGTCATAATTTCAAAAACATTGTGCCTTATGTCTGCTATACTTGGTGGATATATGTTCTCCAAAATATGCTTTTTGACTACAACTTTAGCTATTTCAAACGGTATGTCTTTTAATAATTCCGCCCAAATGTCCACCGTCTTTTCGTTTATACTCATGTTAGAGTATGCAGCACTTAATACCCCTAAAATTTGTATGACCTCTTTTTTGGTCATTCTGAATTCATCTCCTTTTCAAGCTCTTCTTTATACAATCTCTCAAGAACATTCAAAGATTTTGTTTTTGTTTCTTTGTTGTCGTAAGTACCCTCTAGCACTTTTAAAAAGTTATTGTAATTTACAAGCCAATCAAAATTGCAGCCGTTCCACTTCCCTGACCGGCCTGATAAAAAATCTGATTCCTCTGCTTTTCTAAAGACAGCTTCAATTTCTGTCCTGTCTCTAATTCTCTTAAGAAGTGCCTTTATTTGTTTTCTGCGCTTATCTGATATAGTAACTACTTTAGGCAAACTAACACAGATTAAGTTATAAAGCTCAACTACTTCTTTTGTTGTTATAGCGTTAATAATTTCAATGTCATCATTATTCAGTGAAGACTTATTAGGTCGTGTGTCGTCAGTTTCTGACGACAATATATCTCTATATTCTTTTTCTTCTTCTTTTCCTTTTTCTTTTCCTTTTTCTTTTTCTTCTTCTTGTTTGCCAAACGGTTTATTTAACTGTTTAGGTAACTGTTGTTCTAACTGTTTGCCTAACAATTTATCTAACTGTTCTAATAGCGATGAATAATGGCTTTTGCCGTATGAACATTTTTCTACCGCTTCGTAAAAATCTTTAAGCAATGGCGTTTTAGGAATTTCATTTAACTTTTGTATAGCACTTTTGACTTGATTGTGGTTTTCAAGTGGATTGTGCTTCAAAAAGTTTATGATTAACACTACATGAACACTCTCGTCGTACTTAATTAAACCGTTCGCTAACAGTTCATCTAACGCTTTGTGGAACCGTTCCGCCGTCCATCCTAAATCAAAACATGCATATGGCTCAGGTAAGAAATAGAACCCTAAAACATTCCGGTGAGGAGAAGTTAAAAGATATAACATAAGATATCTAGCATCATCTGATATTAATCTCATTTTTTCGTCTTGCCAAAATCGACTTTCTACTCTTGTATACAACTGGAATCCCACCTTGTATAAAATAATTTAGAATTACATAAAATATGATGAGAATATGCACATTTTCCCTCACAAATTTTTTGCAGAGAGGACATTAGCCCTCTGCGATGTAGACTTCCTTGCCTGTCAGCTCTTGTATTTCTCTTTTAAATCTTTCAGCATCGCTGTTGTTGTCACTAAGATGTAAAAGCCATATTTGTTTAACTTTGCTTAAATCATTTGCTTTAAGAAATTCTTTCACGTTCTCAAGGCTAAAATGGGACCTAAGCAGCCTGTTTTTTAATTCTTGTGGTATTATGCCTTGTTCAATGTTTTTGTTGAGTATGTCTAAGCTGTAGTTACATTCAACCATTATGTGTGTTAATCCGTTAAATTTGTATCTAATATAATAAGTGTCTGTCGCATATAGCAGCTTTTCTCCTGTTTGATTTGCTACTAAAAAACCTAACGGCTCTATAGTGTCATGCTCAACATCAAAAGGTAATATGGTCCATCTATCAATCTTAAATTGTTCTTTAGCTTTTATTACCTTTATACGATGCCCTGTAAGTCCTATTTCCTCTTTTGTACCTTCAGACATATAAACATCTATGCCAGCCTTTATAATATCCTCAATGGCCTTGCTATGGTCTTTATGCGAATGTGTGAGTAAGCATCCTTCTATATCAGTCATATTAAAATTTAATCCTTTTAAAATCTCTTTATATGTGATTCCAGCCTCCAGAAGAAGGGCTAAACTACCATCCGATATTTTATAGCAGTTGCCCTTGCTTCCAGAAGCTAATATTTCTATATTCATTAAAAATCAGGGCCTTCTGAGGCTACTGGATCCGCTTGCTGTATGCCATCTGTTATTGTTTCATCTACAGTTTCATATTCAACATCTATTGTTTCTTTATTTGCATTCTGTTCTATTTCTGTTGCAACTTCATTTTCAATATCCTCACTGTTATCTGTAGTCAGAGCCGTAATAACTTCTGTAGATAATATGCCGTACTTGCTCAGTAATCTTCTTAAAACTGTCTTTATTGCCATTTCATCAAAATTGGACTTCCATGCTGATAAATCAGAATTAAATGACTTGCTATATTTTTTAGCGTGGCATAGAACTTCGTTATGAGTCATATATAAGGTCTTCTCAAAACCATTCAACAACTTCATATATGCGAAATATCCCTGTGCCTTTTCACTTGTTGCCTCACCTGAAAATTCAATCTCTCCAGTTAAAATATTCTTGCTTACTTTGATACCTTCGTATATAATTCCAGCATTGAGATTCTTATATTGGCCTGTCCTCATGGCCAATTGAATATAACCTTTGTATCCAAGTTGAAATTGTGGAACAGTCTGTCCTTTTGATTTATAAGGAACTATATATGCGAATCCAAGCTGTTTATTGATAGGTAACTTTAAAGTAGCTGCCTTTAATGCCTCCATAATAACCGCATTAGGATCACACTGTTGAAGATAAGAGTCACTTCCATATAAATCTATGATGCTTGCTATAAAAGCCCCTGCATTCTCTTGTAACGCATTTCGAAATTGTTCTTTTACGCTTTCAGCATTAAGTACTGCTTTAAGCTTTTGAACTGGATTGGCTTGTTTTACAACTTGATTTGACATTTTATATTACCTCCACTCTTAATTTTTTATCTTTTTCGCTTACTATCAGGCTTATAACCTGTGATTTAGTATCAATTAGATTTGTTACTGATTCTCTGTTATCAATGAATATTGGTGCTTGGACCTTATAGTAATCATTCAAAGCATTGATAATATCTAATCCGGCATTTATCTTTGCGCCGCTATTTAAGTTAGTCCCAAATGGAACACCATTAACTATAGCCTCGCAGGTTTCTGCAATACCACCGTTGACTTGAATATCGAACATCTTAAACTTTACATACTTAAATTTACTGTCAATCTTATTCTGTAATAGCTCAACCTTTGCTTTTGTAAATTCTTCTGTCAAGAATTCTTGTTTTTCAAGATCAGCTATCTGTTGTGCAAGATTCCTCTCTTGCTGTTTAAGCTCTTCTATCCTTGCTTTTGTTTTTTCGTTCTGCTCCTTATAAGCAAGTTTGCTATTTATTTCTTCCAGTTCTTTATTAAGTTCATCTAACTTTAATTTAAGTTCTTCCTTTGTAGTGTTAGCAGGTTGCTGTAATTTGTCCTGGAGAATCTTAATTTCATCCCTGATTCTGTTATATTCTTCATTGGCATCAAGATTTAGTATTGGTTTGAAGTTTTCAATCTGTTTTTTAAGTTCGATGCATTTATTCTCAAGTGATTTTATATTTTTTTCAATTTGCTCGATGTTAGCATCTTTTATGACCTGTTTAAACTCCTCTATGCATTTATTATTTTCCTTTCCAATTGTGGTAATTTTTTTGAGTCTTTCCGCTTTCTCAAAGTTGAAGTTTTTCAGCATTTCTTCTTTCTTTGCCTCAACGTCTGCTTCTTCGAAAGGCCTATGACATGTTGGGCATATAAAATCATTGTCATCAAATTCAAGAGTCTTTTTATTTTCTTCAGTCCATTTTTTGCGGAGTTCTTCATTCTCTTTTGTGAGCCTTTCTATCTCTCTATTTGAAATTTCTATTGCATTTTTTTGCTGTAATAACTTGCTCTTTTCAGAATTTAAGGCTATTGATGCATTTTGTAAGTCCTTATTCAGCTGTTCGAGCTCTTTATATGACTTCTGTTTATCATTTTGTTCAATCTTCATTAATTCAGCTTGCAACTCATATAATCTTTTTTTATCATCTAAAGTTTCTTCATCAATTTTACTGCTATCAGCTATCTTTGCTTCAATATCTTTTATGCCGCCAAGGACAAATCGTTTTTGAAATTCAAGTGCATCGAAGTCATATTCCTGTATAGTATTATTGAGCTCGTCTACCCTTATGGGAATAGATTTTATATCATCATTCAATTTCTTTTTGCGTGCTGCTATCGATTTTTTAAGAGTTTCAATATCCGTATTATTTAGAAGAGATCTTAATTCTTTTAGTTCTGGCTTATAGTCGATTATATTGTCATCTGTAATGTCGCCAACCATATCAAGAAGTACTTTGCGCCTATCCTGCCATTTAAGATTCAGGCCAAAATATAAAGGATTTGTTATTAACTTAAAAATTTTCTCATCAATAATGCTAGCAATCCTACTCTTATATTCGCTTTGCTTAACTGGAACATCGTTAATGTAATAAAGAGTTTCAGTTCCTTTTAATTCACTGTCAGCCTCACCTCTTTTCTTAACCCATTTTTCTTTTAAAGCTTTTCTAAATGTAACATCTTTACCATCAATATCTAATGTTCCGATTACTTCCGTTTCAAGCATGTGTATTACGTTGCCTTTATCATCAAGCGGTTGTATATCAAATTTACTTCTATCGCTACTGTCCTTATCAAAGAGCAGCCACGTAAAGGCATCAAATATTGTTGTCTTTCCAGTCCCGTTGTCGCCATATATATTTACGTTATGTCCCTGAGTATTAAGCTCAAATTCTTTTATCCCTTTAAAATTCTTAAGAGCTAATTTTAAAAGCCTCATCCTCTTTCACTCCTTCAATTTCTCTTATATATCCTTCAAGCTTTTTAATCTTTTCATCTATCTCTCTAATTGCTATCAAGTGCTTTATCTTTTGCAGCCTATAAATCTTAATGTCATTTTTATACCGCTGTATATACCACTCATCCGAAAACTCTTTTACAGCATCCATCACTTTAGCCCCTCCTAAATTTTTTAGGTATTGAGTACAGCACAAAAATGTGCTATACTCAAGTTGAGAATTTATTTGTGCCTTATTGAAGGCTTTTTTTTATTTGCCTCTGCAAATTCTAATCTTCTTTCTGTCAGCATCGTATGTCACTGCAAATCCAAATTTGTATAATATTTGAGCAAGTCTTACTGACATCTTTATTTCACCTCCATATTTTCAAGTTTTTTGGTTAATTTCTCATACCTTTCAAGGTCTCTTTGATAACTCGCTAATACAGTTTGTTCCGCCAAAGACAAATTTTCTTTTTGTTTTAGACGCTCAATTGATGACTTTATACTCTGAATTTTTGCCCAAGTCAGAAATTCAAGCGCATTCTTTTCTTCATAAGTGAACAACGGTTCCATCCTTTTCACCTCCCTTAAACTGCTTTAATATCTATTTTTAAAATCTCATCTTTTATTTGTGATAAATATCTTTCATATTGCCTTAATTTTTCTTTTAACCTTTTGTTCTCTTCTTCAAGCCTGATTTCATTCTCCGTTTTAGCAGGAATGATGCCCAAGTAGTTGTTAATGCTTTGTTCAGTTATTAAAATCTTTGATCCGACTTTAACGGCTTGAAGTTTATGCTCATCTTTCAATTTGTATATTGTTTTAATGTCTACTTTTAGAAGCTGCGCTGCTTCTTTTGTTGTATAAACAAGTGCCATAAGTTTTTTACCCCCATTTTTTGTTTTTCTTCCTCCCCAGTGGTAAAATCCTCTTGAGAGGAGGTTATAATATTGAGATTAAACCCTGATTGCATTAGAGATATTTTACTAACTGCAGAAGAACATACTGGATACGGTAAGTTTATGGACTACAATCTCGAGTCCGAGTATGAACGATTAAAACAATATTGTCATGAAGAAGTAATGTATCATATCAAACAATGCGAATTATCTGGTTTATTAACAAAAGTAACTTATTTTCTGGGTGGCAATTGTTTGATACACGACATCTCCCCAGCAGGTCACGAATTTCTTGCCAATATAAGACAAGATAATAACTGGAACAAAACCAAAGAAATTGCTAAAAGTGTTGGTTCTTACTCTCTCAGTGCACTTTCCAAAATTGCATCTGAAGTAATAGCTAAAATTATAAATTCAAAGTTAGGTCTTTAACTTGTAAAACTATCAGAAGCTCTGTTGGTAAGTCGGCAGAGTCTTTCTTTAGCTCATACCTTATTAATCCTTTTATTTTGAAATCATCCAGCATCATTTCATCGTTTTTGATTATCAGCTTATGAAGGCCGTTGTTCCCTTCCATCCTTCTCACCTCCTATGCGGATTGTTCGGATTTATCTTTACGTGACGAATCGTCCAATTTATCGTCAGAAAAAAGTTCTTCTATTGAATATCCTAATATTCTAGACAGTTTCATACTTGTTTTGAGATTAGGATTTCTAATGCCCTCTTCAATTTTGTAATAATGTGATGCTGATATTCCCAATAAATGTGCGATATCTCTTACTTTTAGCCCACTATTTTTTCTTATTTTTATTAGTCTAATTCTTTTTGTGTTTTTCATATAATCACCTCCATTGGACGTTTCGTCTCACATCTTTAGTTATATTATATGCGACTATTAGTCCAATGTCAATAGTATTTTATCCAATTTGGATAAAAATATTTATTTTTTGGACTTATTGTGATAAAATTAAGAAAAAATTAATAGGAGGTGGACATTTTGGAATTTAAAGATAGACTAAAAGAATTAAGAGAGGAATTCAAAAAAGATAGATATGAGTTAGCGAAATTTTTAAATGTATCTTACTCTACAATTGCAAAATATGAATCAGGATTGCGTTCTCCAGACAAGGAAACGTTAAATAAATTAGCAAATTATTTTAATGTTAGCGTAGATTACCTTTTAGGACGCACTGATATACGCAACGCTTTCATTCCTGAAGAATATGCAAAAAAATATAAAGTTACCAAGCGAGATTTACTTCAATATGAAGACTTCATACAACATGCAGGTGCCTTTTTCATGAATGATGAAGTAGCAGAAGAAGACAAAGAAAAGCTGTTTAGAGATATATCAGAACTTTTTTGGAAAGCAAAAGAAACGAATAAAGAAAAATATGACAAAAAGAAGAAAAAACAATCTTCTAACTAATGGAGGTGCTTCACATGAAGAAAAACATTCATGCAAGAGTAAAGCACCTTATACAAAAGCACGAAACGAGAGATCCATTAAAGATTGCAAAGTATTTAAATATTGCTGTTGCTTATAAGAATTATTCCCATTGTACCAAAGGATATTATATAAGAACTTTAAGAAATAAATTTATTATCGTCAATGCTACTTTAGACGAATACAGTCAAAAGATTGTTTTAGCTCATGAACTTGGACATGCTGTATTACATTCATCTGAACCTCTTTATTTTATTCGTGAATATACTTTATTTCCCGTTGGTTCCTATGAGCTAGAAGCAAATAAGTTTGCTGCAGAATTGCTAATTCTGGATGATGAAATATCAGAATTTAAGGATGCATCTATTGAGTATATAGCCGCAACATTAGAAGTTAATGAAGAATTAGTAAAATACAAATTGACAAAGTAAGGTGGAAAATGAAAATGTCAAACAAAGAAAAAACAGATGGCAACGTTATATCAATTACAAAATGCAGTATGTGCGGGAAAATGTTTAAAATTCCTTTAACGCCTGATGAAATAAAAGCCTTTGAAAATTCCAAAGACGCTGAACTCATATGTTTTGAGTGTGGAAATAAAATCTTTAGATTAAAAAACAGCAAATAGGAGGAGGTATTATCTATGCGTGGCCATATTAGAAAGCATGGCGATGGCTGGCAATATGTTGTTTATATTGGCAAAGATCCTATCACCGGCAAGAAAAAATACAAATCAAAAACATTTAAGAGGCAATCTGATTGCGAAAAAGCTATGAACAAATTAATTAGGGAGTTGGAAACTGGACAATTTGTAGATTCCAAAACAATGACTTTAGCGGATTATCTCGATTATTGGCTTGAAACATATGCAAAAGTCAATGTCACGGATAGCACTTACAAAAGGTATACTGAATTTACAACTAATATAAAAAATCATATTGGTATTGCAAAACTTCAAGATTTAAAACCAGCACACATACAACAATACTATAGCAAACTTGTTGATGAAGGTACATTATCTAATAGTACAATATTGAAAATACATAGAATGCTGCATCTAGCCTTAAAACATGCTGTAGGCTGGCAAATGATTTATAACAACCCATCTGATTCTGTTACACCACCTAAAGTAGTAAAAACCGAAATGAAGGTATGGGACGAAGATACCGCAAAAAACTTTTTAGACTTTATAAAAGATGAAAAAATATATCTTCCGGTTAAAATAGCATTGGAAACAGGTATGCGTGAAGGCGAAATATCCGCACTTAAATGGGAAAATGTTGATTTAATTAATGGAGTTATATATGTCACATTAAATATGCAATATCTATATGGAACATTAACTTTAAAAGAACCAAAAACAAAAAAATCCAAGCGCAAGATTGTATTATTTAAAACGACAATAGAAGCTCTTAAAGCACAAAGAAAAAAACAAATTGAAAATAAATTGCTACTAGGTGAATTATATAATGATAACAATTTTGTATGCACTCATGAAAATGGAGACCCTTTTATTCCGCAGTACATTTCTAAAAGATTTCAGTTATGTGAAAAAGCTTATAACAAAGAGAACAACAAAGCTCCTATAGAAATTATCCGTTTCCATGATTTAAGGCATACACACGCTACATGGTTATTAAAGAAAGGAATAAATCCTAAAATTGTAAGCGAAAGATTGGGCCATGCTAATGTAAGTATTACTCTTGATACGTATTCGCATGTATTACCAGATATTCAAAAACAAGCTATAGAATCAATAGAAATTATGCAATAAAAATCTCGGATTGTCATGGGATTGTCACGGATTTATTTTTAGAAATTGAATAAAAAATAAAAGCCATGAAAGGCTTGATATCGCTTGAATAAATATGGAGGCGGCATCCAGATTCGAACTGGAGATAAAGGTTTTGCAGACCTCTGCCTTACCACTTGGCTATGCCGCCAAATTATGGAGCGGACAACGAGACTCGAACTCGCGACCCTCACCTTGGCAAGGTGATGCTCTACCAACTGAGCTATGTCCGCATATCTTTATGGTGCCTCGAAGTGGAATCGAACCACTGACACAGGGATTTTCAGTCCCTTGCTCTACCGACTGAGCTATCGAGGCTAATTTTAAATTATATGGCGACCCAAAAGGGGCTCGAACCCTCGACCTCCAGCGTGACAGGCTGGCGCTCTAACCAACTGAGCTATTGGGCCATAATGGTGGTCGCAATAGGGCTCGAACCTATGACCCCCTGCTTGTAAGGCAGGTGCTCTCCCAGCTGAGCTATACGACCAATTTCCGTGACAAGTATTAGTATACATAAAAAACTCTAATTCGTCAATATCCTTTTTTAAAATTTTTTCAGCAGTCTAGATAAAAAGCAACTACATCATTATTTACAATCTACTAATATAATTAAAAACCCTAACATCTCTGTTAGGGTTAAATTTCTCTTTAAGAAACCTTTTTAACATTTGCAGCCTGTGGCCCTTTTTCTGCCTCAACGATATCAAACTCAACTTCCTGTCCTTCCTCTAATGTCTTAAAACCATCTTGTTCAATCGCTGAGTAGTGTACGAATACATCTGAACCTCCTTCTCTTTCTATGAAGCCATAACCTTTCTCAGCATTGAACCATTTAACTTTACCTCTTACCATTATATCTTCCTCCAAACATGATAAATAATTTACCTATTAATAATAGCACTCAAGCATATACATTGTCAAATGTATTTTAATTTTTTGCTATTTTTAGATATGCTAAAATAGTGCTTAATGCTTCACTAGCGGATTCCCTTATCACTACATCAGCTCTTCTGTCTTCTGGCGTTTCTGATTTATTGATGATTATAAGGTGCTTTACTAATCCAGGAAGAAAATTTACCGGCGATACCGTCAGTGAAGAACCTATTACAACCATTAAGTCGCTGCTTTCCGCCTCACGCCAAGCCCTCTCAAAATCCTCCGGCATTGGGTCTCCAAACATCACTACATCAGGCCTTAAAATACCATTGCATTTGTCGCATTTAGGCGGTATCTCATTTTTCTCAACTTTTGAATTCAGTAAATCAATCGAAACTACCTCACCACAGTTTATGCAGCTTCCAGTCCTTGTCTGCCCATGAACTTCAAATACCTTGTGAGATCCAGCCTTTTGATGCAAGTTGTCTATGTTTTGGGTTATTACTCCAGATATCAAGCCTTCTTGTTCTAATTGAGCCAATATATAATGGGCCTTATTTGGTTTCGCATCTTTCATAGATAAAAGAATTTTAAAGCCGTTATTGTAGAATTTAATAGGATCATTGTACAATACTCTTGTAGACAAAGCCTCCATGGGGTCCATCTTT